TCTTTATTTTTTCCCGCGGGGATTTTTGAGGCTTGCGATTTCGATCTGGGCAGTTCGGCTACAGGCCTAACGATTTCCCTGCACCGTTGGGTTTTCTGTGGTGCTCCTTCCCGGCGTGTATTCGAGGATTGGTACCCCTCGAAAGGCGGGTAGAAGTCGTTGGGTCTGTAGTCGAACTGCCCAGATCTCATTCATTACTTCCCGGACTAGGAGGTAACTCAGTGGGAGGCACCAAAAAGTCTCGGGTCTCAGGGGCTACCACCCCGGAAAAGCAGGAGCATATCCTCATCGGGCTCGCTTATGAGCTCGCCGAGCGCCAATTAAGGGATGGTACCGCATCCCCCATGATCGTTTCACAACTTCTCAAACGAGGAACTCTCCGTGAAGAGCTCGAACTCGAGAAGTTGCGTCGGGAGAACGCCGTTCTTGAGTCTAAGAAGACGGTTCTCGATTCCAACACCAACACAGAACGTCTTATGGCTGAGGCCATCTCGGCAATGCGGTCCTACCAAGGTGACGAGTGATGGATAAGAGACTCAACGTCACTGAGCTTTTTCGTCTGAGGACTTTCGAGGACCGATACGAGTACTTGAAATTGGGCGGGAATGTAGGGGCAAGCACTTTCGGGTTTGACCGATACCTGAACCAGAGATTCTACAGATCTCCGGAATGGTTATCCGCCAGGAACGAAGTGATACTTCGAGACAACGCCTGTGATCTGGGAATAGATGACCGAGAGATCTATAGCGACATTCTGGTTCATCATATGAATCCGATTTGTCCGGAAGATCTAGAGGACTACAATCCAGACATACTCAATCCCGAGTATCTGATAACAACAACTCTTGAGACACATAATGCCATTCATTTCGGCGACAAGAGTTTACTTTACAGTTTACCGCCCGATCGGGCTCCCAACGATACCGTTCCTTGGAGGTGAAATGTCATCAATCGTCGAAGACGTTAAAGAGGTTTTAGGAATCGATAGCCGAGGCTACAGTTTCGATACCGATATCTGTATGCATATCAACACTGCTATCTCAACTCTTCGCCAACTTGGGGCTACGGACTATCGAGAGTTTATAACCGGGTCAGGGCCTGTCTGGGAAGACGTGTTCAAACCCGAGATGTCTCTATTTCTCGTTCGGAGTTACGTATACCTACGATGTAGGTTACTCTTTGATCCGCCATCGAACTCATTCGTTCAGACAGCCATCGAGAAACAGATCAGCGAGCTTGAGTGGCGGATTCAGGTCCTCGCGGAAAGTGAGTCAAAATGACTTTTGATTCCGTAGATGACGTTCTGGCGCATTTCGGCGTCAAGGGTATGAAGTGGGGCGTTCGAAAGAACAGAGCCAGCGTCAGTAAGACCCGCTTGACAAACCAGCATGGCGACTATAAGCATGCACACTCTACTACACCGAACCATAAGCTCTCCAACAAAGAGCTACAGCGTCGAGTGACACGTCTTAACCTTGAGAAGCAGTATCACGATTTGACGGCGAAGCCTCAGAGCAAATACCGTAAGAAGCTCGGCGAAAAGTACGCCGAGAACTTCGCAAACGTCACCATGAAGATCGCAGGTGCCGCTGCCGGAGCAGCCGCTGGCTATGCCATGAAGGCTCTCCTCGATAAGGCTGTTGCTGGCGGGTTTGACACTTCTTCCGCTGAGAAGATTTCTAATGGGTTTAACACCGTACGAAAGTTTATGAAATGATCTATGAACGACCCGATGATTTTCTCGACCACAGCGGAGTCAAGGGAATGAAGTAGGGTGTGCGAAAGCAGCGAACTCCCGGAGTCAGCCGGAAGACTGATCGCGCTGCCCGAGAGTTCACTCAAGCAAAGATGTATTACGGTGAGGGAGCTGGTAATCGCCGTAAACTCATCAAAGCCAAGGTTAAGCAACGATCTACAGATGCCTCTTATAAGAAGGCATTCGACAATCATGTAGCTAACACTGATTGGGAAAAGCGTGCACAGCAGGCCCGAGGGAAGCGACGTCGGTAAGACTGCTCGGGGCGTTCGCAACCTGGCGACGGGGAATACCCGATACGTTGGGACTGCTGTTCTAGCCGGGGCACTTGCTTTTAAGGGAGGTCAGGCGGCTGGCGTTTTTCCGACTAATGCACAGATAGCGGACAAGGCCATTAAAGCCGGCAGATCCGGATACGAAGCCGTCGCTAAGTCCGGCGCAATGCGTCGAATGATGCATGAGATTAACATCTATAACGGTCGTCGAAAGTTCAACAAACAGTTCGGCTGATCTCCCCGAAAGAGAGTCATTATGGACGTACATTACGATGATGAGGTTCTCGCTCACTACGGTAGGAAGGGTATGCGCTGGAAGATTCGTCGCAATAACCCGCCGATTGAAGTTAGCGATGTTGTCAGGTCAAACCGACAGTCACCCGCTCTGAAAGCCAGGGTACAGCAGGATTCAATTGTCCCGAACCGACAGTCTCCAAAGACTAAGGTCCAGCAGGATTCGATTATCGCCTCCGCTCGGCGAGCCGGAAAGTCTCGAATGGCCGCCCAGCGAGACAAGATCGTAGCCAACAAGCGAAGCGAGAAGATCCTCGCCAACCTTGAGCGCCTCCGTAAGAAGGCTTAACGTCAAAATAGGAGTTTAGCGATGCTCAGTAACACCGCGACGCCGAAGTACTACGGCGAGTTTCGAGCCAAGGTGCTTAGAGGCGATATTCCGGTGTGTCGGGAGATCGCTATGGAGATGAATCGGATCGATGGGCTCATCGCTGATCCGAACATCTACTATGATGACCGAGCCGTCGAGGGTTTTGTCCGATTCGCTGAGGCAGAGATGACGTTGACCGACGGTGAGGAACTGAAACTTCTAGACAGCTTCCTTCTATGGGCTGAACAAATCTTCGGTTGGTGGTATTACGAGCAGCGGTCCGTGTATGTTCCGAATGAGAACGGTCACGGCGGTCATTTCGAGAGACAGAAAGTAAAGCTCCGACTGACGAACAAACAGTATCTGATTGTTGGTCGAGGTGCTGCGAAATCTCTATACGAGACTCTTCTTCAAGCATACTTTCTGGTGATTGATACCACCACAACGCATCAGATCACCACCGCTCCCACGATGAAGCAGGCCGAAGAGGTTATGAGCGCTTTCCGGACAGCTATCGTTCGGGAACGAGGTCCCCTCTTTAAGTTTCTGACTATTGGAAGCCAGAACGCGACCTCCAACAAAGCGCTCAGGCCTAAACTCTTCCCTTCCAAGAAGGGTATCGAGAATACTCTAACGGGAAGTCTTCTCGAAGTTCGTCCAATGACAATCGACAAGCTTCAGGGACTTCGTACCAAGATGAATACGGTCGACGAGTGGTTGTCTGGCGATATCCGGGAGGATGTTGTCGGTGCCATCGAGCAGGGCGCCTCGAAGATCAAGGATTACCTTATCCTTGCCGTTTCTTCCGAAGGAACTGTTCGAAACTCTGCCGGGGACTCTATGAAGCTCGAGCTTCTCAAGATTCTCAAAGGAGAGTTCTACGATCCACATACGTCTATCTGGTACTATCGATTGGACGATATTAAGGAAGTGGCCAACCCCGAAATGTGGGTCAAGGCGCAACCTAATATCGGAATCACGGTATCCTACGAGACATATCAGCGCGACGTCGAGAGGGCGGAACACGTTCCTTCGGCTCGTAACGATATTCTGGCTAAGCGCTTCGGAATCCCGATGGAGGGTTATACGTATTTCTTCACGTACGAAGAAACGTTACCTCACCGCCGTCGAGATTTCTGGGGACTTCCGTGTTCGATGGGTGCGGACCTCTCTCAGGGAGACGACTTCTGCGCATTCACCTTCCTGTTTCCTCTGGGTCGAGGCGAGTTCGGCGTGAAGACTCGATGTTACATCTCGAGTCTCACACTTGCTAAACTTCCAACGGCTATGAGACGGAAGTACGACGAATTTATCGAGGAGGGTTCGCTACAGGTTCTCGAATGCTCCATTCTAGACATGATGGAGGTGTACGATGATCTGGATCGTTTCATCGATGATTCTCGTTACGATGTTCGGACGTTCGGGTTCGACCCGTACAACGCGAGAGAGTTCGTAGACCGCTGGGAGAAAGAGAACGGTCCTTACGGTATCGAGAAAGTTATTCAGGGAGCCAAGACGGAGTCTGTTCCGTTAGGAGAACTGAAGAAACTTTCCGAAGAGCGTTGTCTCTTATTCGACGAAGTTCTCATGCAGTTCACGATGGGTAATTGCATCACACTCGAAGACACCAATGGAAACCGTAAGCTTCTCAAGAAGCGTCGTGACGCCAAGATCGACTCCGTGGCCGCGATGCTTGACGCCTTTGTGGCGTTTAAGCTTAACAAGGAGGCGTTCGAATGATTGATTACCTTTCACACCATGGCGTCAAAGGTATGAGATGGGGTGTTCGCAAAGATAAAGATAAAGCTCATCGACAAGGAGCAATGGCGGGGTATGTTAAAGTAGCCCAACGTATTCAAGATGTCGAGAAAGTGGTCGACACTAAAAGCTCTAAAGCGGTGAAGCTAAAGGCTGGGAGTACTCTATACAGAACCTATAGGGGTAAAGAAGGTAAGAAGCTTGGCGACCATTCATACTTCAGCACTAACAATGTAGATGCTGCTCAGTATCGCGGCATCATGCCTTCGATGCGTGAGGGTGTCGGCCTAAAGAAGTATAGTAAAAAATGGGTTGAGTCTACATACAAGACCACTAAAGATCTAAAAGCTCCTTCGGCGAAAGAGTCATATGAGATCTTTAACAAGGTCATGAACGAACCCGTTATGCATGTCGGTAGAAAGAAACAAGCGATTCTCGGGAAGGAATACATCAATTCGATGTATTATCCGCAGGTTGCTACGAACGATGTGTATACTAAGTTCTTGGCTGCTCAATTTCTGAAGAACCATTTCAATGACACATACATCAATGAAGTCAAGAATCGCAGTTACAACGCCCTTCAAGACTTTAACGATGCTAAAGGCGTTAGTAAATCTCCGATTGTGGCGTTGGACCCTGATGGTTCTGTTCGGGAAGTCGGGCGTAAGGCACTGTCTGCTTGGGACATTAACGAGTCCCAGAAGAATCTCAAAGCATTTCGATAACCAGAGGAGGGCTAAACGAATTGGCTGATACCTTCGGCACCAGGTTAGCCCATGCCTGGAACGCATTCACGGGCCGGGAGAACCCTAAGGAATACTGGACCTCTGGACCGGTAACCACCATGCGACCGTCTTCGGTAACTAGGCGGCTTCTTCCGAATGACAAATCACTAATCAAGACGATCTACAACCAGATCGCAATTGACGTCTCTTCAGTAAACTTCCGCCATGTTCGTGTGGATCAAAATGGTAGATTTAAGGAAGAGATGCGATCGGACTTGAATGAGTGTCTAAGCGTCGCTCCAAATCTCGATCAGACAATTCGACCTTTCATTCAAAGTCTGGTACTTAGTCTGTTCGACGAGGGCGCAATCGCTCTCGTTCCGGTCGACACCACGTTGAATCCTAAAGAGACCGAGTCTTTCGACATTCGTTCCCTACGGGTCGGTCGAGTGGTTGATTGGCGACCTCGCCATGTCACGGTCGAGGTATACAACGATGAAGACGGACAGAAGCATGAGATCCTCATGCCGAAGAAGTCCGTAGCGATCATTGAGAATCCGATGTCTGATGTCATGAACGGGCCTAACTCGACGATCTCGAGACTCCAGCGGAAGCTGTCGATCTTGGACTCGATTGATGAAGCTGCCGGCAAGGGTAAGTTGGACCTTATCATCCAGCTCCCCTACGTCATCAAGTCTGAAGCTCGTCAGGAGCAGGCGAAGAAGCGTCAAGCGATGATTGACGAACAGCTGAATAACTCTCCTCACGGTATCGTCTATACCGACGGAACTGAGAAGATTACTCAGCTCAATCGTCCGGCCGAGAACAACCTCTTGGATCAGATTAAGTTCCTTAACGAGGAGCTTTACAATCGGCTCGGAATGCCGGCGGACGTCTTCCAAGGCAAGGCGACTGAAGAGATGATGCTCAACTATTGGAATCGCTGTGTCGAGCCAATCGTTGCTGCTATCGCCGATTCGATGAACCGAACGTTCCTGACTAAGACCGCTCGGACGCAGGGACAGCGGGTAATCTATCAGCGAGACGTGTTCCGTAACACCACGATCACTGGACTTGCGAACGTCGCCGACATTCTCATTCGTAACCAGGTTCTTACTGGTAATGAACTGCGTCCGGTGTTTGGATTCCCGCAGTCAGACGAGCCTATTGCCGACCAGCTCGGCAATCCCAACGTCAATCAGCTCGACTCGTATGGAGGCAACAGCTATCCAGAGTATACTGATCCGACATACTACGATGAACAGGAGGAGTAGTCAAAATGGGAGTTTCGAAGCACGACTTCGACTTTAGTGGCTACGCTACTCGAAACGACCTGCGCTGCTCTGATGGGCGAACTATCCGTTCCGACGCATTCGTTGATAACGATGGCGGAATCGTCCCGCTCGTTTGGCAGCACGGTCACGATTCGCCCGATAACGTTCTCGGACACGCTAAGCTCGAGAATCGTAAGGACGGCGTATACTGCTACGGCAAGTTTAACAAGAGCGAATACGCAGTAACCGCGAAGGAGCTTGTAGAGCACGGCGATGTGACTAGTCTGTCGATCTTCGCCAATAAGTTGACTCAGCGAGGTGGGGACGTTCTTCACGGAAACATCGTCGAGGTGAGTCTTGTTCTTTCGGGCGCCAACCCCGGGGCTCGAATCGACAACGTATCCCTTCAGCATTCGGACGGGTCCGTTGAGGAGCTTGACGAAGCTATTATCCATACAGGCCTTTCTCTGAGTCACGGAGATGAGCCAGAAGAGAATAACTCCAAGGAGAACGAAGTGGCTGATTCCGAAGAGACTGTGGCCGACGTCCTCGAGACCCTCACAGACAAGCAGAAGGATGCTGTCTATTACGTGATTGGTCAGGCGCTCGAGGAGGCCGCCGATAACGACAACGACGACAGCGACAACAACGACAGCGAGGAAGATGAGGCTATGCACTCCAACATCTTCGAGAACGAGAAGACCATGACCGGCACCGACAACGAGTATGCTCTCGCTCACTCCGCGGTTGAGGATGCTCTGAACGACGCTCGGTCTCACAACCTTAGCTCCTTCAAGGATGCATTCATTGCCCACGCCGGAACCTACGGTATCGATAACATCGATATTCTGTTCCCCGACGCCCGGGCCGTTACCGATGAGCCTACTTTTATCAAGCGTCGGACTGATTGGGTTGCGAGCGTCCTTAACGGGGCTAAGCACTCTCCGTTCTCTCGAATCAAGTCCATTCACGCAGACATCACGGACGACAAGGCTCGTGCGCTTGGTTACGTCAAGGGCAATAAGAAGAAGGAGGAGGTGTTCAAGCTCCTCAAGCGAGTGACGACACCTACCACCATCTACAAGAAGCAGAAGTTCGACCGCGATGACCTTGTCGACATCACTGACCTGAACGTCATTGCTTGGGTCAAGAAGGAGATGCGTCTCATGCTCGATGAGGAGCTCGCTCGCGCGGCTCTGATCGGCGACGGTCGCGACATCTCTTCCCAGGACAAGATCAATGAGGAGAACATTCGTCCGATCTGGAAGGATGACGAGCTCTACTCGATCAAGGTTATCCTCGACAAGAAGGTTGTTGGTGAGGACCTCGTCGACGCCTTCATCAAGGCTTTCGCCGACTACGAGGGTACTGGTACGCCCACCCTTTACACGACCAAGACGATCGTTACCGACCTCCTCCTGCTTAAGGACAAGATCGGTCGTCGCCTCTACGAGACCAAGGCTTCTCTGGCCTCGGCTCTGGGAGTCGCCGACATCGTCGAGGTTCCCGTCATGAAGGGCGCCGCTCGAGACACCAAGAAGAACGGCGCTGTCGACCTTCTGGGTATCATCGTCAACATCGCCGATTACACTATCGGCGCTGACAAGGGCGGTGAGGTCAACATGTTCGATGACTTCGACATCGACTTCAACCAGTTCAAGTACCTGCTTGAGACTCGTTGCTCTGGTGCTCTGACCCAGCCGAAGACTGCCATCGTCATCGAGCGTAAGCAGACTGACACCCCGGTCGTCCCCGAGGCCTGATAGGTCAAAATGGCACGTTTCGCAGGGAGTGTGGGGTTCGTCAAGTATGAAGAGACGAGCCCTGGGGTCTATGAAGAGAAAATTGACGAACGCTTCTTCATCGGCGATGTACTCCGTGGACAGCGAAACTTGCGATCTGATGAAGATAATGTGCACGGGCGTCTTAACGTAAATAACAGCATTAGCATTATTGCGGACAACAGCGCCATTCAGGACATGTTCAACATCAGGTATGTGGTTTGGATGGGGTATCGTTTCATCGTCACCAATGTCGAGATTCGGTACCCCCGGGTGATCCTCACTGTCGGAGGTATTTATAATGGGCCTTCGAACTGATCTCCAAAAACTCTTAGAGGAAACTGCGGGCAATAAAGAGGTCTATTTTCAAGCACCTCCCCGTTTGGCCGGATCAGTTCCCTACATAGTTTACGAGTTAGAGGATCGTAATACTCGCCATGCGGATAATATTCCGTATCGCCACATCAAGCGGTACTCGGTTACTGTTATATACAGAAATCCCGACGACCCGCTTCCTGACAAGATCGCAGATCTTCCAGGGTGTACTACAGACCGAATGTTCGTCACCAACGGTCTCTACCACCAAGTTTTCAGACTCTATTACTAGGAGATAGAATGGCAGTCATCGAGTGGGACAAGATTGGGGAGCACCGGTATGAGTCCGGTGTCGACCATGGCGTCCTGTTTGTCTGGGACAAGTCTAAGAAGTCCTATGGAAAGGGCGTCGCTTGGAACGGCCTTACTAAGGTCACCGAGAAGCCTTCCGGTGCGGAGGGTAACAAGAAGTACGCGGACAACATCGCGTACCTGAACATGGTCTCCGCCGAGGAGTTCGCAGCCACCATTGAGGCGTACACCTACCCGGACGAGTTCCTCGCCTGCGACGGTGTCTCCACGCCCAAGAAGGGCCTCCAGGTCGGACAGCAGGAGCGCGCGTCTTTCGCCATGTCTTACCGCACCAAGGTCGGTAACGACACCGATGGTCAGGACGCGGATTACAAGATCCACCTGGTCTACGGTCTTCTTGCCGCTCCTTCCGAGAAGGGCTACGAGTCTATCAACGACTCTCCCGAGCCCATTGCGTTCTCGTGGGAGGCTAAGTCGACCCCGGTTCCTCTTGCTGGGTTCAACCCGGTCTCGTCCATCACGCTGCTCGCGTCCGAGTTCCAGCCGGCGGATCTCAAGAAGATCACCGACAAGATCTACGGAACTGCTTCCGAGGACTCGAAGCTCCTCCTCCCCGACGAGGTCTTTGCGACCCTCGGCATCACCGGCCAGGTCGGTCCGTGATCTAGATTAGGATAGTCCCGTGCTTACGTTAACAATTGATTCGATCGAATTCTACAACGAAGAGACTGAAACTTTTGAGTATCGTGGGGGCGGGACTATCCACCTCGAGCATAGCTTGTTGTCTATGTCAAAATGGGAGTCTGAGTGGAAACGAGCGTTTCTACACTACCCTCCCGAAACCATGGACGAAGTGATCTACTACATCCGGTGTATGTCTCTTGACGGAGAAATTTCCGACGACCTGATTTTAGGTTTGACGCCTAAACATATAGAACAGGTCTTCGCCTACATGACAGATACGAGGACCGCTTCGACGATTAAAACTCGTCCTGGTAAAGAAAAAGAGAGCCCTGAATTAACCACCACAGAGTTAATCTACTATTGGCTTGTTGCTCTCGATATTCCCTTCTCGTGCGAGACTTGGAACATAAATCGTTTGTTGATGCTTATCCGGATCAATAACATCAAGAACGAACAAGCCAATCCTAACGCGCCGAAGCGCCCCATGGACGAAATTTCTAGAGACTATCGTGCTGAGAACGAACGTCGCCGAGCGATGTATGGAACGAAAGGATAGAGTATGAGTTCCGCAGAAGAGTACCCTGAGGAGGCTTTCGCGCCTCAGGTCCATATCGGTACTGATCCTATGGAGGATAAGGACATCAACGTGTCCCAGACTACTGAGGTGATGCAGTGAGCGTTGCACAGCAGGTTCTTGCACGAGCCGCTTCACGAATCGGATACTACGCCCCTAACGACCCTGAGCCCGGCTCAGAGGCCGGACGCTACTGGGCCAACAAGACGGGGCAGACTTGGTTGGCTGGACCTTCTGACAGCATCTGGTGGTGTATGCTGTTTGTCTCTATGTGCCTTGACGAGTGTGGGCAGATCGATTCCATTGGAGGGTTCTCCTTCAATACCGACTACACCGTCAACAAGGTTCGACAGCATCCCGAGGCCTACTTCGTATCTGTTTACGATGCCCAGCCGGGAGATGTCCTCATCTTCAACTGGGACGGTGGCGGTACTGACCATGTCGGGTTCGTTGAGAAGAACCTCGGCGGCGGTACGCTTCAGACCATTGAGGGTAACACGTCGTCTGGTAGCTACGGTTCGCAGTCTGCCGGTAACGGCGTCTGGCGTCGGATTCGCAGCGAGTCGATCGCATATGTGATCCGCCCGGCGTACTCTGATTCTGGAGCCTCTACGGGGTCTGCTCCTGCCGGTCCTTCCGACATCCGCGCCCTTCAGCGAGCTGTTCGCGCCACTCCCGACAACGTGGCCGGCCCCAACACCCGCGCTCGCTGCTATGCTCTTGCTGCTGCATCCAACTGGGGAGGTAACTCTTTCCCGTATGGTGTGCAGTTCACGCAGTCTGTCGTAGGTACCGACCAGGACGGAATCTGGGGCGACGCTTCGGAGGAGGCTCACGACGCCACTGTCGAGAACGTTCAGGCTGCTGTAGGCGCCGAGGTCGACGGGATCTACGGACCCGACACCAACGCTCGAGTCAACTCGATGCTCGATCGGGCCGAGCAGCCGTAAACGTCAAAATGGTAGTCAGGAGGCAATCGGATGGATTTTACGTTCAGCTCTACTGGAGACTACTCTCAAACTGAGTCCTGGTTGAAAGGACTCCGCGACGGTAAGTACCTGAAAGTTCTTGACGCCGCCGGGAGTAAGGGCGTGAACGCGCTGTCTAAAGCCACTCCGGTTGCCTCCGGCAGGACTGCCGGCTCATGGTCGTATGAAGTCAAACGCAAAGGTAAGAGCGCCGAGATTGTTTGGAAGAACGACCATATCGAGAACGGGTTCAACGTGGCTGTTGGTCTTCAGTACGGACACGGAACCCGTAATGGCGGTTACGTCCGGGGTATCGACTACATCAACCCGGCTTTGCGCCCTATTTTCGAACAAATACTACGTGACGTAGAGGGGGCTTTGAAGAGTGGCTAGTATTGACGAGCGAATTGTATCGCTGAAATTCAACGCTGACCAGTTTTCCAACAACGTCAACAAGTCCCTAGGCCTTCTAGATAGGCTCAAGCAGAAGTTGAACCTCAAGGGCGCCGGGCAGGGCATGGCCGAGGTCTCAGGGGCCATCAACAAGGTCAACTTCAACCCGATTCTGAGTGGACTCGAAAGCGCTCGCAACGGCTTCTCGACTTTGGCCATTGCCGCCGGTACTGCGCTCGGTAATATTGCGACAACTATCGCATCTAAGGTGGGGAGTGCGCTTAACTCTCTTTCATTCAAGCCGATGAAGGATGGTTTCGCGGAGTACGAGCAGGGTCTAAACTCTGTCCAGACCATTCTCAACAACACCAAGTCCAAGGGCGAGTCTATTCAGACCGTTAATGCGGCTCTGAAGGAACTCAACACCTACGCGGACCAGACGATTTATTCGTTCTCCGACATGACGAAGAACGCTTCGCTGTTCACGGCCGCTGGTGTCGGACTTAAAGAATCCACCTCGGCAATTAAGGGACTTTCCCAGTTCGCTGCTGTCGCCGGTGTCAACTCGCAAGAGGCATCTCGAGCGATGTTTCAGATGTCTCAGGCCATTTCTTCAGGAACGGTCAAGCTTCAGGACTGGATGTCTGTCGAGAACGCTGGAATGGGTGGCGAGCAGTTCCAGAATGCTCTTAAGAGGACGGCTCGGGCGCACGGAGTTCACGTTGATGAGCTCATCGCTAAGGAAGGATCCTTCCGAGCATCCCTTTCCAAGGGTTGGCTTGACTCCTCTATCATGCTCGAGACATTGTCTCAGATGGCGGGGGAGTATAACGAAGAGCAGCTCCGAACAATGGGTTACACCGACGAGGAAATCGCCCAGATTCAGGAGCTTGCCCAGACGGGTTTGGATGCCGCCACAAAGATCAAGACGTTCTCTCAATTGGTCGATGTGGTCAAGGAGGAGATGGGGTCTGGATGGGCTGAGACCTGGCAGATTCTGCTCGGCGATTTCGAGGAAGCTTCCCAGCTGTGGACTACCGTTGGAAACGCCATTACTGGAACTCTTTCGGGTATGTCTAAAGCTCGAAACCAGATGCTTCAGGGGTGGAAGGACCTCGGCGGTCGTACCGAAGTTATTAATGCTCTGATAAACACGGTCAAGGGGATTGTTCCGCTCTTCTCAGCCATCGGTAAGGCCTGGCAACAGGTATTCCCGCCGATGACCGCGCAGACCCTTCTTAAGATGACTCACGGCTTCTCGACATTTATCCAGAAGCTCGTTCCTAGTCAAGGAACCATCGATAAGATCGCTCGCGCATTCAAGGGTGTATTCTCGATTCTCCATATCGGCGTGACGATTGTGAAATCTGTTGGTGTGGTCTTCGGGAAGATATTCTCGGCTTTCGGATCTGGTGCCGGCGGGGTATTGTCATTCTCGGCAAAGCTCGGCGATCTTGCGGTACGCCTGGATCAATTCCTCACCGGTTCAGGACGTCTCCAGCGGTTTATCGAGGGTTTTGGCGACATCGTCTCGGGCGTTATCCGATCTATTATCTCGTTCGTCAGCGGCGTAGTTAAGGCTGTCGGAGACTGGGCTAAATCGATCCACCTTGTTGAGGGACTTAAGGCTGCTTGGGAAGGTTTCAAAGACTCCATGTCCGGAGTCAAGGATGCCATTTCCAAGGTTCTCGGAGTATTTACACGATACGATCAAGCTCTGACCGTCGCACAGAAGTCGGGTGAAGGCGCTAAGTTCGTACTCGAGAAACTCAAGGCAGCGTTTGAGGGTCTTCTTAAGGCTGTCCGGAAGGTCGCCCCATACATCAAGTCCGCTTTCGACAAGGTCTTCGAGGTTGTCGGTAAGATTGCCAGTGGTATGTCTCTGGACGATATCTTGAAGAGTCTTCTCACCGTCGGCGGTCTCGGAGCGCTTAAGAAGTTCTCCGACGTGATGGGCGGCGTTAAGGGTATCATCGATAAGATTAAGCAGGGCGGAGATGATTCTCCCGGCTTGATTACTCGAATCAAAGATGCTTTCTCGCAGCTGACCGACTCTCTTAAGGAGATGCAGACCAGCCTCAAGGTCGCTCAGCTCATGACGATCGCGGTTGCTATCGGTATCTTGACGGCATGCGTTTACACCATTTCTCGGATTCCGGCGTCTTCACTCCTGAAGGCTACTGGTGCTATTTCTGTGATGATGGCGCAACTTGGCGCATCGCTTGCCATGTTCACAAGTATCGTCGACACTAAGAGTACCACCGATATTATCAAAGCCACAGCAGCTTTGGTGCTTATCGCTTTCGCCATTCGGGTTCTCTCGAGTGCTGTGGAAAAGCTAAGCAAGATCGAGTGGAAGGGTCTTCTTAAGGGTCTCGGCGCTACGATTGCGCTTCTCGCGGGCATCACACTCGCTATGAAGTTCATGGACTCGGACAACGGATCCTCTCTTAAAGCCGCGGCGGCTATGATCCTTATTGCGTTTGCGATTCGGATGTTGGTCGGCGCTGTTGAACGTTTGGGTGAGATCGACTGGAAGAAGCTTCTTAAGGGCCTTGGCGCTGTTCTCGTGCTTCTAGCGGCAATCGTGATCGCTATGAAGTTCGCTGGCACCGGCTCGACAATTCGAGGAGCTTTGGCCATCGTTGCTATTGCCTTCGCTATCGATATGCTCGTCAAGCCGATTAAGAAGCTCGGAGAGACTCGCTGGAAGGAACTAGCTAAGGGCCTTGGTTCGGTCGTGGTCATTCTCGCAGCGGTTGCGGCCTTCTCTCATTTCTCGGGAGGAGCTAGCAGCCTTCTAAGCGCTGCTGGGTTGTTCATCATCGCGATGGCTATCGAGAGAATTTCCGATGTTGTTATAGACCTCGGGAAGCAGAACTGGAAGACTCTCGCTAAGGGTCTTATTTCTATGGGTGTTGCTCTGGCAGCTGTTGGAGCATTCATGGCACTCGTTCCACCCACTGGACTCCTTGCCGCTGCCGGACTTGTCGTGGCCGCTTATGGTCTGAAGGTTATCGGCGGAGTCATGGAGAAGTGGGGGAAGATGTCATGGAGCGAGATTGGTAAATCCATGGTGATGCTCGGCGGGACTCTGTTGATTCTCGCTGCGGGTGTTACCGCCATGACGTTCGCTCTCCCAGGCGCGATTGCTCTTGGTGTGGTGGCTGCGGCCCTTATGGGTCTTTATCCGGTGCTTATGGGCTTCAGTAAGCTGTCCTGGGGAGAGATCGCCAAGGGGCTTGCGATGCTCGCGGGTACTCTAGCTGTCTTCGTGATTGCTGGATACGCAGTGACCCCCGTGGTTCTTCCTCTTATGGGTCTTGCCGCCGCTATTACGATGATTGGTTTGGCCGTGGCCTTGGCGGGAACTGGTGTGTTTCTGTTCGCCGCGGGTTTGGGTACACTGGTCGCGGTTGGGACCGTCGGACTTGACGCTCTTAAGGCGACCCTGGATGCTCTGGCGGAATCGATTCCGAAGTTCGGAACAACCCTTGCCGAGGCATTTGTCAACTTCACGACGACTCTTGCCAACAACGTTGAGACGATCAAGGCGAACTTTGTAACGATCATCGGCTCGATGATTGACGCAGGTATTGAACTCCTGCCTAAGTTCACCGAACTCGCTATCACGATTATCAATTGTCTTTGTGAAGCGGCTAAGACTTGTATCCCGAACATTATCGATACGGGTTGGACAATTATTCTGGCCTTCCTTCGTGCTATGCGGGATCACGTCGGTGAAGCCACCAACATCGCGATTGATATCGTGCTCAACTTCATTTCTGCGGTACGCGCAAGGCTTCCGGAGATTGTTGACGCTGGTTGGAAGCTGGTTATCGACTTCATCAACGCCATGACACAGGCGCTACATGATAACGGACCGGCACTCCGAAAGGCCATCCGAGAGCTGATCAAGGAGTTCATCAACCAGGGGAAGCTCGCGCTTCAGGAGCAGGTCTCCGAAGTCAAGGAGAAGGCTAAGGGCATCGGTCAAGCGATCATTGATGGAACTAAGAATGCCATTAACAATGGTATTCAGTCGGTCAAGGACACCGCGTCCAGCATGGCTCAGGGTGCTCTCTCGGCCGCTAAATGGGCCCTCGGGATTAAATCTCCTTCTCGAGAGTTCAAGAAGGTCGGTAAGCATGTGGTTGAGGGCTTCATCGTAGGTGTGAACAACAATACGCATCATGCCGAGAAGTCTACACGTACGTTGGCGATCAAGTCGATCAAGTCGTTCCAGAAAGCCGTCGAAGAGCAGAAGCTCAACGAGATGGTCTTGGCTCGACCTCAGATCAAACCCGTTCTGAACATGAAGGGTGTCCGTAAGGCTCTTTCGAATACGTCCGGAATGTTTAAGGCGGGAGTCAGCCTAGAGGGGTGGCGCTCTTTCGAGGAACGTCACAGGGATCTCGCAGGATGGGGTATTCGTGATGGTGGCGGACGCCTCGTCACAACCTACATGCTCAACGAGATCATGCGTAAACAACTTGCTCTGGAAGAGGAGCAAAAGCGGGTGCAGAAGCCCACACAAATTCAGTTCATTCAGAACAACACATCTCCGAAGGCGTTGTCTCCGACAGAGATCTATCGCCAGACGAAGAATCAGCTGTCAATGGCTAAGGGGGTTCTTGAACGGTGATTAAGTCCATCGCTGCGATTTCCTATGCGGACGAGCGATTGGAGCTTACACTAAACGATCCTTATGAAGATGGTATAGCGGTGCTCAATGTCGACGGCATCGGGCCCGCTAAAGCCACCATTCATACATCATCGATCGCTTCCAATGACGGCGATGCTTTTAATGGCGCTAGGGTGGGCGGGCGAAACATCTCGCTCACCCTGGGTCTTCTGACCCAACCCGATGTGGAGCGCGCTCGTCATAAGCTCTATCGCATTTTTCAGCCGAGTCGCGAAGTCTGCCTTGAGTTTCATACGGATTATCGACATCTTCACATTAAAGGCTGGGTCGAATCCATAGATCCGGTTATATTTACGGAGAAGGAAGAGGTCGCCATTTCGATCATCTGTCCCGATCCGTTCTTTCACGGTCTCGGCGCTAGCCGCTATGAGGTATTTCCTTTCCAGCTCGACGAGCCGAATATGGAGTTCGAGTTTCAGGACCCAACACCGACTAGTCCGACGATCGAGATTTCTAAACGAAAGTCAGAGTCTGAGACTCTTATCGAGTATTCTGGCGACGCAGAAACCGGCGTAACCATCACGGTCGCCGCAACTGGTACCGTTAAGAACTTCTCTATTTGGAATCGATTTACTGCTGAAAAGTTTTATGTCGACACCAAATACTTTGATCGAATTGGTCAAAAGACACAACTCGATAAAGGCGATGTTGTAACGATCACCTCGCAACAGGGAAACAAACGCGTTACGCTTCGAAGGGCGGGGACATGGCAAGAGATTAATATTATCCAGTGCATTCCGCTGAATAATGATTGGCTCACCATCCGACCCGGACGAAACGTTATGTATTTCCAAGCTGAAGAGGGTCGAGAAAACATGCTGGTTTCTCTCGAGGTCGAAGTTCGATATTCTGGAGTATAATATGCACGTATTTCTCGTGGATTATGACATGCATACCAAACGTGTCATCGATAAGATTAGCTCCGCAATTTGGACGGTTCGATACAATAAGTGCGGGGACTTCGAGTTGAAGATTCCCGCAGACGAGGCCATGAAAGGCCCTATCGAGCATCATGATGGGATTTATTTCCCTGCATCCGGCGACTACATGCTCATCGAATCGATCGAAATGACCACGGATGAAGATCAGGGCGATTATGTGACGCTTAAAGGGCGGACCTACGACTCGCTTCTTGACCGTCGGATCATTCCAACGACGATGATCGTCAATTACAGCTTCATGAACGTCATCTTCGGTATTCTGAATCAGAACGTCTTAAATCCTCAGAATTCCGCCCGGAAGATGAACGAGCTGACTTGGATCTGGCCTGAAAACATGCCAGCCGATCAAGGCGGGAATATCAGTGCACAGTATACTGGCGATAACTGCCTCGAGCTTATTCAGAAGCTATGCCAGGAACGACATGTCGGATATCGAATGCCATATCGTCCAACCTTTCCTCGTATGGAGCGATATCAGTTCCAGCTTTATTGGGGCGTGGAGAGACATTTCAATCAGCAAAAGAATCCGTATGTGATCTTCTCGCCCGACTATGATAATCTTAGGAAGACTAAGTATCTGACGTCGGCAGAGAAAGAGAAGACTATCGCATATGTTGCTGGCGAGGGTGAGGGTAAAGACCGAAAAGGTCGTTGGGCGGACCGAAAGGGAACTCCTGCGATCTTCCAGGCTAGGACTAACTCTGGGTGGCGTCGAAAAGAGATATTCATCGATGCTCGAGATATTCAGAGTAAGAACGCGGGCGACAATATAATCTCCACCCAAGAATATCTCGCCATGCTCGAGCAGCGCGGACGAGAGAAATTGGTCGATCACACCGTAACGAGTGTCTACGATGGCGAGCTAGTCCCCACTTCTCAGTGGAAGTTTGGCGAGGACTTCAAAATGGGAGACGTCGTCCAAATCCAGAACCGACTGGGCATCATGAGTGTCGGTCGAGTGACTGAGTATATTCGTTCATACACCCCCGATGAGGGTTGGAATGAATACCCCACATTCGAAACTTACTACAATCAAGAGGGGTAACTATGGCGGTTACTTATGGCTTTTATAGTTCCACGAATGGGGACCGAAAATACTCCGCGGATCAGTTTGGATCGCTTTTTCGGGGGATCATTACCGATGGTATCTTCCTCAACGTCGGGCAGGCCCTCGAGGTCTCTGCGGGACGAAACAATGTTACCACGGGATCATTCGTAACCATCAAGCCGGGGCGAGCCTGGTTCATGGATACGTGGATCGACAACAGCGAGGACTTCCGACTGAATGTCGATGGTCCGGATACACTTTATGATCGTATCGACGCCATCGTTATCGAGATCGACAAGAACCCCACAGTCCGACGATCCGAGTTCAAGGCGATCAAGGGAACCCCGTCTAAGAGCCCGCAGCGCCCCGCTCTGTATAACTCAAACGTTAAGGGGCAGTTCCCGCTCGCATATGTTCGAGTGACCCGAGGGGTCCCTAACATCTATGCCTGGTCGATCGTCAACAACCGAGGGACGTCATCCTGCCCGTTCATCACGGGGCCGCTCCAGACTTTGCAGATCGACACGCTAGTCGACGAGTGGCGTTCTTCCTGGGAGCACTGGTTTACAGACGCTCAGAAGGTGACGGATGACGCGAAGAGGGACCTGTTCGCTAGCTTCAAGCAGAAGTACGACGAGTGGGTTCTCTATATGGAAGACAAGCTGTCTGGTAACCAGGCGGCAAAGCTTCAGATGCAGATCGACCGAATGAGGGAGCTTCTCGGCGAGGGCTCGGATGACGAGCGCCTTATTTACGATACCATCGAAGATAATAACGGTCTCACACTGTTCGATTCTATGGGCTCTCCAGTTATCGGTCGACGAGTCTACAAGTTGCAGTAAGGGGTAATCGATGCCTGATATTAAGCCTACTCGGTGGAATGGCAAGTATCCCGACCGAGTCAACACGTCCCCTGCGGACGCTCTCGTGGTCGATACCGATACCGGTACAAACACTCTGTATATGGAGGACCTTAAGCGCTACGTCATTAGTGACGTCGGTGGTGGTATCGAGGGTAAGCAGGGACCGCCCGGACCTAAGGGTGAGCCTGGTAAGAATGGAGCTCCAGGCGAACGTGGTCCAAAGGGTGATCCAGGCGAACGTGGCCCAAAGGGTGATCCAGGCGAACGTGGTCCTGCCGGACCTCAGGGACCTCCTGGGCCTCCCGGTGCCGGAGGAGCGGGCGGAGGTGGTGCTCCAGGAGCTAAGGGCCCGACTGGCGATAAGGGACCGGCGGGACCAACTGGCGATAAGGGCCCTCCGGGAGAAAAGGGTCCTCGAGGCGATGCCGGACCCAACGGACTCCCCGGCCCCACAGGCGCTCCAGGTCCTCAGGGAGCCACGGGCGAAGCTGGTCCTCCCGGTCCTCAGGGACCTGCTGGTCCTCCCGGCCCTCAGGGTCCCGTGGGGGAAAGGGGTCCTACCGGGGCTCCAGGTAAGGGTTTGGGTATTATTCTGAACCAGGTATCTAAGCTCGAACTGCTGGCTATGGTTGTAAACCCGTTCATGGCAACCAACCCATATCCCAACGGAGGCACTACCTGGGGTCGGAACGCCGATGCTCAACACCCTACGGGAGCAATTCCACAAGCTGATATCGCTTGGGTTCAAGCAGGCTGCAACTACGAGTATAAGCCAGCTGGGGTCGATTCGCTTTGGAAACCTCCTGTAATCGGAGACTGGTACACGGATAAGAATAATCGCAAGTGGTATATTGTCGACTTCAATTACTACAAGCAGCCCGGTCGCGTGACGCGTAATCACATGGTTCTTTGCTGCACGAGTGGAACCACTCGCGGTGCGATGTATTCTTCGCCAACCAACTCTAACGGATACTGGAGCAGTAATTTCGCCCTCGCTGGCGCATCAGAAATTCAGAGTACATGTATCGATCATTGGTGGGCTAATGGCGCTGCAATCGTTGGGATCTATAAGCATAATTCAGCTTCTGTGAATAACGGTATTATCGGTTCAGCGCCCGAGAAAATGGTCAGCGTGTTTCTCCCGAACGAGGTTGAGGTCTTTGGGAACCGCGTGGTTTCTATGCGCTCTCTAGTCGGATCGGACTCGAACCCGCAGAACGGGAACGTTCAATACCGTCTATTCAAGATCGATCCGGATCGTATTTATGATACGAATGGTGACACCTCCGCAGAGCTTCTCCCTCGCGATCGCTTCAAGCTTCTAAGTGATCCCATACTCGCGAATAGCTGGTTGGCGGTCGATTGCCAGAAGCGAATTTCTAACTACATCAACTCAAACGGCACCTCATGGTATATGGCGTGCGTCTGTGTCGGTTGAGAAAGGTCGATTATGAAGATTAAGGATTTCGCAAGGGTTAAGACTGTCAAGTCTAATGATGTCTTCATCACCGACGGCGATCGAGGCACCAAGACGATCCTTGCAGACGATCTCGTGTTCGCTCTCCTGACCGGGAGCCCTGAGATGCATAAGAACATCATTCGAGGGCGAAATCTCGGTGTGCGGATCTCACCCGAACAGCATAAGGCGATCACCTCGGGGACGTTTGAAGGTCTCTGGCTGGGCGATTATTGGTTCAACAACAACATGGCTTGGCGTATTGTTGATTTCAACTATTGGAATGTCAACAACGCCTTGCCTACTCCACATATCGTTGTTATGCCCGATCGTCCTCTGTATCGACAGCAGATGTACGATACGACCGCCTCGTCGACCAACTCGTTCTGGGGATCTAAGGTCTGGCAGAACATTAACGGCTGCGATGACTATGTGATTCGCGTGTTCGATAGTAATACGATTCGGTTACACGTCGATTCGTATCAGTCTCAGATGAATGAGGGCGGCGGATTCGTTTCTCCAACGATCAAGTCGAAGTCGATCGACCCCCGAGTTAAGTATATCATCCCTAACGAGATCATGATTTACGGGACTCGCGTCTCAGCTACTTCGGGGATTGGTTCCGACGGACTGCACGAGGTCTCTAGTCGGCAGCTTCAGCTATTCTCTATGGGTTGGAATCCCGGAGATTCTGATTTCTGGCTTCGGGATCAGACCTATATTAACACATACAGCGTTTATGGGGCTGAAGCTAGCAATATCGGCGGGGGCTCGACCGTTCGGTTCTCAGGAGACGGTGTCCAGAACGAGACCCACGGCGTCCGTCCGGTATTCGCAATCGGCTGATCCCAAAGCCTGAGCGGTAGGATCATATCCCTTGGTGGTCCCATACACATAGGAGGTATCCGTGCCGCATGCACTGGAGCTCGTTATCACGATTTCGGCTTCAGTTCTAGCGAGTAGTGGTTTCTGGGCGTTTATTCAGGCTCGTTCGGCCCGACATGACGCCCAGACCCAACTCATGCTGGGGCTCGCTCACGATCGTATAGTTCATCTGTGTATGACCTATTTGGATCGTGGTTATATTCTGAAAGACGAATATGACGATCTCGTCAAATACCTCATCAAGCCATATTCAGCATTCGGCGGAAACGGCCTCGCTGAAAAGCTGTTTGAAGAGGTGAAGGAGTTGCCGATCAAGCGCTCCACTCCAATGGAGATCACTAGAGATTTCCGAAGAAAGTCTAAGGCCGCAGCATTTAGGAGAGAGAATGACTCTGAGTAACCAGTGGTACGATCGACTGAAGTTCGTGACTCTCATCGTTCTGCCCGCTACCGCAACTCTCTATCTGACAGTGGCTCAGATCTGGGGCCTCCCCGCCTCGACTGAGGTCGCTGCTACGATCACTGCGATTGACACCTTCCTGGGTGCTCTGCTCGGTCTGTCGAGCAAGAACTACGAGCCGCCTAAGGACGGGGTGCTCCATGTGACGCCTGAGAACGAGACGTACGCCAAGATCGAGACGCCCACTGAGGACGTTCTCAAACGAGGCGTCATGACTCTGGACGTTCGTCGAATGGACACCGAGACGCGATAAAAACTTGGCGTTTAATGAGCCCCACTCACGAAAGGACCCGCCATGTTTGACAAAACCCCTTCGCTTTCTGAAGTCGCCGAAGAGGAAGCTCTTAAGTATATGCTTGAGGAGCATCTTCCTGGCTCACCCGAATACAAAGCCGTCCTAGACGACATTAAGACTCTACACTCTCTCAACCAAAAGAAGAGATGGGTGCCTAGTCCGGATGCTGTCTTGTCGGCCTGTGCTTCGGTGAGCGGGATTCTGCTAATCTTGAATTACGAGCAGCTTCATCCCGTCGTTTCGAAGGCCGTAGGGTTCGTGTCGAAGATTCGCATCTGACCATGACCCGCTCAAAGCCCTGTACGTTATATTCACACCATAGCGTATAGGGCTTTGACGCGGGTCATAGGGTTTTCAAAAACCCAAAAATTCCCGGGGTGGATTTTCAGATCGCGAAATTAACATGATGTATAATGACCACCTATCTGAAAGGACACCACCATGAACCCGAAGATTGTCGCTGCTGCTTTTGGCCTTGCCGTCGGCATCGGCGGTAAGCTCTACGTCAACCGTGTCTTGGACCGTACGATGAAAAGTATGATTGCAAATCGTAAGCTCCAGACCGAAAGCGTAGTCCTTGCCGACGTGCCTGAGGCTCCCAAGAGTCTCAAGACGAGCAAGTTCTGCCAGTGCAAACCGACACACAAGTGATCAGCCTCTATCCGCCCCAACCCGGTGGATAGAGTTTTTGAAAGGACATATTATGTACCACAACATCGCAGGATGGCTCGGAGTATCCCTCATCCTAGGAATGTATGGTTTACTCGTCTATGCGATTCTATTCCATAGCGTCTTCGGTATATTCGGTAAGGTAGTCGCCATCTGGTTCTTCACCACCATTATACTCATCATGTTCTTCGACGCCATCGGTTATTCTAAAGGAAGGTGACAACTATGAAACCTCTAGTCGCAGTTCTCTACACCTACATCATTGTCATGGGCCTTCTCTCGATGTTGGTTACCGCACCCATCATGTGGAACGCCGCGCCTAATGCATATTTCGGAGTGTTAATGGTGGCGGCTGTTTGGGTCACGATCGTCATGATTGTTTTGGCGACAATCGTCGGAACCCACGAAATGTCTACGCCGCGAGAAAAACACGACGCATAATGACCACCCATTTCCGAAAGGAGCCCTTATAGAAAGCACCACGAGGATGTGAGAAAAACCCTATGCTCTAGCTGTTCCACATAGAGCATAGGGTCTCGTTTTACGACACTACCAAAGGAGAACCATGAATGTCAACACCATCCAGAAAACCATACGTCCAGCTCTCACTGTTCTCAATCGAAACGCCCCACATATCCTCACCGGATTCGCAGTGGCTGGCGTGGTCGGAACTTCGGTCGCTGCCTATCGTGCGGCCGTGCCCGTCAGCAATATCCTACATGATCTCCCAGAGGAATCAACCCTCCGGGACAAGGTACGCGCTACCTGGAAGCTTTACATTCCAGCGGCTGTGCTGGGCGCTGCGACCATTTCGTGCATCGTTGCGGCGAACGTTGTATCGGCGCGTCGTCGAGCCGCTCTTGCAGCTGCATATTCACTGGCTGCGGAAGCTGTGACCCATTATCGAGAGGATATTCGGAACCTTACGGACGAAGCGACCCTCGAGGAAAGCGATCAGCTTCTGGCTCGAAAACAGCGCGAGGGACAAGTCTATCAAGGACCTGCTAAGGAGACCTTCGTAGTTGGAGACGGAAAGTTCTTGTGCTACGACACATATTCTGGCAGGTATTTCGACAGCACTCTCGAGGACATCAAGAAGGCTGTCAACGATATCAACTTCGACCTCATCCAGGGAAACCCGGTAAGTCTCAACGACTTCTATAGTCTTGTTCAGCTCGAGCAGAATGCCATGGGCGACCAGCTTGGGTGGACCATCCACTCCAAGTGTGAAGTTGACTACATGGGTCTGCTCACGCCAGACGGACGACCTGCCGTGGGTATCCGTTTCAAGGAGGAGCCTACCGCCGACTGGTGGAAAGTCGGGTAACCCGCGAGGAAAACATTTGCCATAATGACCACCTACCACAGAAAGGACACTCCCATGTCTGACACAACTCAGCCCGAGGTCGTTGTCGAGCCCGCCACCGTAAAGGCCATCGACGAGGACTCCCCGAAGCCCAACTTCGCATCCCGAGCGCTGAGCGCTGTTACAACATTCACAGCAAACCACCCCCTCCTCGTTTGGGGCGGGGTTGCTCTTGCTGCTGGTGCTGTAGCGGTTGCTCTTGCGCCCAAGGAGAAGATTCTTGAGGCCATCGAGGACGACTCCGTCGAGATCACCACTACGGAGGACGCCGACGGCAACCTCGTCACCACGATTGTTGAAGCCAATCCGGAGACCTCTTCAGAGGAAGAGTGAACTACACCCATCTGCCCTAACACGGTGGATGGGTCTTTCATTTTTTACACACAACAGAAAGGTAGACACCATGCTCAAGCGAGAGATCGTAGCCGAGGACTTCGACGGTAACAAGTATGTGGAGATTGCATATTTCCACTACTCGAAGAGCGAGATCCTCGAGCAGGAGATCTCCGTTAAGGGAGGTCTTCGAAACCACCTCGTCAACCTGATGCGAGAGGGTGACAACTTCAAGATCTATTCGTTCTTCAAGAGCTTCCTTCTCGGGGCATACGGAAAGAAGTCTGAGGACGGTCGTCGTTTCGTCAAGAATGCGGAGCAGACCGAGGCATTCGCCCAGTCCAAGGCATTCGAGGACCTTCTCTTCGACCTTCTTGAGAACCAGTCCTCCATGGAGACATTCTTCAACGAGATCATGCCATCGGGAATCTCCGCCGAGCTCAACGAGTCTCAGAAGAAGATGCTCGACAGCGGACTTCTGACCGAGGATGTCCGTAAGGAGCTCATGGGGGAGTGATCATATTTGCTGACGGGGCTCGTTGAGATCGGCGGGCCCCGCGGTAAATACATACTCCATAATGACCACCCCATACTCATATTTGAAAGGACACCATCATGGACAACAACATTGACATGACTCCCGAGACAGCTATCAAAGGTCTCGTTGGTCTCCCGATCTGGTGGGCCGTCGATTCAGTCGTCAGTAAGACTCTCGTCGCCATCGCTCCCGCACCTGTAAAACTCCCTGCGAAGATTGCATTTGCGGTCGGTCGCTACGCGATTTCTTTTGTCGTCTCTGAGACGGTTACCGACCGGTTCGTGAACACCAACTACCGTATGATTCGCGACATCGTGACAAACGTCAAGAACAACCTCCGTGACAAGTCTGAAGAAGACGAGTCCGAGTGACTATTTCCTATCCATCCTAACACGGTGGATAGGTCTTTCATTTTAAGGAGACCACACATGAGCGATATTCCAACTCGCGATAGCTTCCCGTCAAACCAGGAGCCTAAGAAGGATGAAAACACTGAGTCCGGGAAGCAGAAACTACAACCCGTCACCAATTCTGCTGTTCAGCGGAAGCCTTCCATCATCCGTCGTGTCAAGAGCGCATTTATCGCAGATGACGCCCGATCAATTGGTAGCTTCCTGCTCGAGGATGTTGTCATCCCAACCGCAAAGTCCCTCATTTCGGATGTGGTTACAAACGCGATCGAGCGAGCACTTTATGGAGAGTCTCGAGGGCGCCCCGTGTCGAGTTCTCGGATCTCTACGCGCGGCTACACACCCTACAATCGAGTCTATAGCTCAGGCTCCAGAGTCACACCTCCAGACGATGGTCCTGGTGACCGCCGAGAACTTTCTCGAGAGGCTCGACGAAGCCACGACTTTGGCGAAATTGTGTTTGCCAGCCGTGTTGAGGCCTATGAGGTCTTGGATAGGCTCAATGATCAGATTAAGAACTTCGACATCGCAACCGTCGGTGATCTACTTGACCTCGCTGGGATCACCTCAACTCATGTGGACGAAAACTGGGGGTGGCGCACGCTCGCTACGGCTCAGGTCCGCCGTGTTCGTGACGGATACATCCTCGACCTTGAAAGGCCTGTGAAGATCTGATGACTATCTTCGAGATGAAGCAGAAGCTTCGTGAATTGTACGGACAGCATTGGCAGAAGCGCGTCGACAAGATGAATGACGCGCAAGTCGTCGCCATTTTCAAGAAGTTTGTCGCTAGCGGCAAGATTAAGAACTAAGGAGAACCATGAATACTTCAACCGTGACCCGTGTATTCTCGCAGGTCGGAATGAAACTGAGTAAGCACTCGCCGCATATTCTCATCGCTTCGGGAATCGTTGCGATGGGTGCAGGAGTCGTATCCGCGGCTCTCGAGACGTCAGCAGCTTCTGAGAATGAAGAGCTTGCTGCCCACCTCGGCGCCTGGTCCACCATCACCAGCGAGACCGTCGAGGACAAGCGAGTCTATATCTCGGCGAAGGGTATTCTCGGCGCCAAAATCGCTAAGAACTTCCTCTTTGCATATCGCAAGACTCTTCTGTTCACGACGTGCGGAGCAGCACTTATTGTCTCCGGGCATGCCATTCAGACCCGTCGCTACCTCGGTCTTGTAGCCGCATATTCCGCTGTAGACCGCGCTCTCAAGAACTACAAGGCTGGCGTTGCCGAGGTCTTCGGCTCTGAGGGCGTCCGCAAGATGCAGAACTGGGTCAACGAGCGCTCTCAGGACGAGTTTGTTCCTGAGGAGGCGGGTGATGACAAACCCATCGTCAAGGATCTCGAGGATCTCAAGGCGATGGGCATTCGACCGCATCGGATCGATATCGAAGGCCTGTCTCCCTATGCTCGGGTTTACGGCCCCGGCTGCGAGGATTGGGAGGGCAATCGCGATCACGATGAGATCATGCTCTCAACTACCCAGGCATATTTCAACGATCGCCTCGTGGCCCGAGGCCATGTCTTCCTCAATGAGGTTTACGATGCCCTTGGTATCAGCCGTACTCCTGCTGGTGCTGTGGTTGGCTGGACCTACGACAGGAACGGCGATAACTATGTGGATCTTAACATCGGTGACTATATCGATGATTACGTCGGCGATGGTGACACGACCGAGGTTTACCGCTCCTGGATCATCGACCCCAACGTCCAGGGCGTCATCTGGGACCAGATCTAAGAACTAGGAAAGAAAGGACACTAAAATGAACACCACCGTGAAGGTGGCGCTGGCCTTTGCGGTCGGTGCTCTCGTCGGAGCCCTAGCGGCTCGTCATTTCGCAGAGAAGGAGCACGAAGCCCGTCTCTCCGAGGAAGTTGAAGCCATTCGTCATTTCTACGAGACCAAGCTCAAGCTTGAGACCGATAGGATCAAGAATGGTGAGGAAGTCAAACCGGTGAAGTCCAAGCACACCGACATGCTCGGTCGTCCGATCCCCGGACACGAGTACGAGGCTATGCAGGATCAACAGCGCGGATCCTTGTGGACCAACCCGCCTGACTTCGACCAGGTCGCTCCTCTCGAGGACGATATCGATATGCCGATCGACCCGGATCCGCCGGTGGACGCATATATGTTCGATGACGAGGCGCAGGCAGTTATGAAGCTCTACATGGGTTACGAGCAGCACGAGCTTCCTATCATTCGCGTCACCGAAGACAGCTTCTGGCGTGGTTGGGGAGAGTTCCCCTGTTTCGAGATGCACTACCTGGCTGATGACAACCTTCTGTTCCTTGCGGACGACGAGTCCATCGTTCCGGATATTCGAGCCAAGGCTTACATCGAGAACGCTATTGACGACATGGTTGACTTCGATGTTGACGAGACTCGAAGCGTAAAGTATCTTCGCAACTTCCGTGAAGAGACTGATATTCAGCTGTTCTTCCACAACTGCGGCCTCGAGGAGTTTCTCGAGGAGCAGGAGATCCCCATGAATCGAGTGAAGACCCTTGACTGAAGTATATTTCGAGTGGCTCGTCAAGAAGACGGGCATGGATCGCTTTACCAAGAATCTTGCGAAGACTCATTGGATCCTTCTTGAGATTCTCTTCCAGAGCGAGTTTGTCGTCTGGCACGTGATGGACGACAACCAGGTGGGCCATGCTCAGTACATGCGTGAGACATTTGCGTATGAGACTCAGCGTGATGTGCCGCAGTCCTGGGTCGATTCTGAGGTCTCGATTCTCGAGGTCTTGGTATCTCTGAGCGAACGACTTTCTATCCGTATCTCGAACCCGGTCGAATGGTTCTGGACACTTCTCCAGAACGCCGGTCTCGAGCAGTATTCTGATGCAGAGCTCCAAGAGCCGGCTGGGCAGCCCCGACTCGAGGTTGAGCATATTCTGTCAGAACTCATGGATGGACGACGTTCGTTCTTCCCTATGCCGGATTCGGCATATCTCAACTTCCCCGAGCTCGAGGGTCGTATTCCGGTCCAAAGCGAGCTTGACATGTGGACCCAGGCGAACTACTGGATCAGGGCCACATATCGCATTTGATAGAAAGGAGCCGCGATGGATTTCGTGAAAGCGACAGTCCAGCAGGGCAAGAAGAACGAGTGGCGGGTGACCCCATCGTTCCGCGTTGGTCGCATGACTGACGTGATGGTCCGAGGTGGCGACTTCTACGCTGTGTGGGACCCTCGCAAGGGTCTGTGGTCTACGGAAGAGTACGACCTTCAGGAACTGGTTGACGCCGAGCTTACGAAGCTCTATCAGGAGCAACAGAGTAAGCTTTCTGGCGATGTCAACCTTTCTTTGATGAGCTCGTATAATTCTCAGAGTTGGACGATCTATCGTCGATGGATCAAGAACCTCCCTGACTCATTTACACAACTGGATCGGAAACTGGTCTTTGCGGACGATGAACCTCGTCGTGAAGATTATGCGAGTAAGAGACTTCCATATTCTCTGAAGTCTGGTCCGACCGATAGTTGGGACAAGCTTGTCTCGACCTTGTATGACGAGGACAACCGCAGAAAGATCGAATGGGCTATTGGATCTATATTCGAAGGCGATTCGAAGTGGATCCAGAAGTTCTTCGTCTTCTACGGTGAGGGTGGCTCTGGTAAGTCGACGATCATCAACATCATCGAGAGATTGTTCGAGGGATATTCTGCCTCGTTCAAGTCGCAGGCACTTGCTAGCGGAAACAACCGTTTCGCTCTAGCGCCGCTTGCTTCGAACCCTCTCGTTGCCCTAGAGCATGATGGTAATCTTTCTCGTATTGCTGATAACACAGTTCTCAACAGTCTTATTGCACACGAGAAGATGCCCATCGATGAGAAGTTCAAGTCGGCTTACGAGATGAAGTTCGACTGCATGGTCTTCATGGGCACCAACTCTCCGATCCATATTACAGACACCAAGTCTGGACTCATTCGGAGGTTGATCGATATTTGTCCTTCGGGGAACCGCGTTCCTCATGGCGAGTATGATCAACTCGTTCGTGATATCTACGCTCATCTCGGTGAGCTCGCTACGCACTGCATCGAGGTCTATAAGCATTATGGTCCTCACTACTACGATGCGTATAAACCCCTCTCGATGATGTATAAGACAAACTTCTTGTACGCATTCGTGGAGGATAATCTTGACGAGTTTGACGGCGGGATCTCACTCAGATCCGCTTATGCTCGGTATCAGGAATACTGCGAAGAGAGCAACATCAATCGAATGCCTAAGAACAAGTTCAAGGACGAGTTCAAGGCGTTCTTCCATATTTTCAAGCAACAGTCTCGAACTGACTCAGGATCGAAGGTTAACAACTTCTACCAGTCAATCAAACTCGATCTGTTCAACATCACAGAATTGCACGCAGAACCCAAGAAGGAGTACCGTCTTGAACTGGACAAGTCTGTGTCTCTTCTTGACGATGTTCTTGCTAGTTGTCCTGCTCAGTTGGCGCGGGACGGAATACCTGCTAGCAAATGGGACAGTGTGGACACCGTTCTCAGCGACATCGACACGAAGGAAGAGCACTACGTCAGACCGCCGGTCAATCATATCGTCATTGACTTTGATCTTAAGGTCGACGGCGAAAAGAGTAAGGAGCGCAATCTCGAAGCTGCGTCCAAGTGGCCGCCAACCTATGCAGAGTATAGCAAAGGCGGTAGCGGCATCCACCTCCACTACATCTACGAGGGCGATCCTACGCAGCTCTCAGCAATGTACGACGACAACATCGAAGTCAAGGCGTTCTCGGGTAAGGCCAGCCTCCGGCGTCGATTGTCGCTATGCAACGATCTACCGGTTGCGACGATATCGGAGGGGCTACCGCTCAAGGAGCGCAAAGTGATCGATATTCAGGTGATGAAGAACGAGGACACGCTCCGAGATCTTATTGTTCGAAACCTCAAGAAGGAGATCCATCCTGCCACTCGTCCGTCTGTAGACTTCATCAAGAAGGTCTTGGACGATGCGTACGAGCAAGGTATGGATTATGACCTCCGCGTCATGAAGCCGACCGTTATTCGGTTCGCTGCGAACTCCACCAATCAGAGCGAGTACTGCCTCAAGCTTATCGAGCAGATGCATTTCTGCGGTAAGAAGAACGAGGAGGAGTTCCGCGAGATTGTCCAGGAGAAGCGCAAGGATCCGGATGGCGATATTGTCTTCTGGGACGTTGAGGTATTCCCCAACCTATTCCTTGTGAACTGGAAGGTCAAGGGCTCCAAGAAGGTCGCCAGGATGATCAACCCTACCGCCGAAGATCTTGAGCCGCTTCTCAAGTTCAAGTTGGTTGGGTTCAACTGCCGTCGGTACGATAACCATATCATGTACGGACGAATGCTCGGTTACAACAACTACGAGTTGTTCCAGCTGAGCCAGCGGATCATCAACGGCGAGAAGGACGCAATGTTCGCCGAGGCTTATAACATGAGCTACGCGGATATTTACGACTTCGCCTCGAAGAAGCAGTCTCTCAAGAAGTGGGAGATTGAGCTCGGTCTGGTCCACAAGGAGCTGGACTATCCCTGGGACGAGCCCGTTCCAGAGGACAAGTGGATCAAGGTCGCTGAGTACTGCGATAACGATGTTATTGCTACCGAAGCGGTCTTCGATGCTCGACACGAGGACTGGGTCGCTCGAGAGATTCTGGCGAAGATCTCGGGGCTTCCGATCAACGCCTCAACAAACGCACACACTACTAAGATTGTGTTCGGAAACAACCGTCATCCGCAGAGCCAGTTTATTTATACAGACCTGCGCAAGGAGTTCCCTGGATACGAGTATAAACAGAAGGTGAATGATGAGGGCCGTATCCTCGGTATGGAGTCTACCTATAAAGGCTTCGTTACCGGTGAGGGTGGGTTCGTCCATGCGAAGCCGGGCATCTACTACAACGTTGCACTCCTCGACGTTGCCAGTATGCACCCCTCCAGCATCGAGAACCTCAACCTATTCGGTGATGAGTACACGAAGCGATATTCAGAGATCAAGCAGGCTCGAGTCGCCATCAAGCGTGGCGATCACGAGAAGGCCCGCACTCTTCTGAATGGCGTTCTCTCACAGTTCCTCGATGAGGGCGTGGATAACAAGGCGCTTGCTGACTCGCTGAAGATTGTTATCAACAGCGTTTACGGTCTGACGGCTGCTAAGTTCCCGAACGCATTCCGTGACCCGAGGAATGTCGACAACATCGTTGCCAAGCGGGGCGCTTTGTTCATGGTGGATCTTCTCGAGTACGTCGAGAACGAAGGATTCACTGTCGCACATATCAAGACGGACTCCATCAAGATTCCTGAGGCAACTCCTGAGATTATTCAGAAGGTTATTGACTTCGGGAAGAAGTACGGGTACGAGTTCGAGCACGAGGCCACTTACGAGCGTATGTGTCTTGTCAACGACGCCGTTTATATTGCTAAGTATAAGGACGGCGATTGGACTGCCACCGGTGCACAGTTCCAGCATCCGGTCGTATTCAAGCAGCTCTTCTCTCACGAGGAGCTCACCTTCCGTGACTACTGCGAAGCTAAGTCGGTTACCTCGAAGATGTATATTCAGAGAGATGACCCGGATCACTCCCACTTCAGCTTCATCGGTAGAGTCGGTCTCTTCGTTCCTGTGAAGGACGAGCCGGGTATTCCGGGCGGAGCCCTGAAGCGTTATAACGAGAAGACTCAGACCTATGCAGATGTCACTGGTACCAAGGGATACAAGTGGGAGGACGCAACTCTTATCGAGAAGGCAAACAAGCCCGAATGGATCGATAAGACATACGCACGGTCACTAGTCGACACGGCTGTGGCCACCATCAACAAGTTTGGCGATTTCGAGGAATTCGTCAAGGCAGCCTGAAAGGACAACAATCATGGGACGACGTTACGGTCTCGGAAACTTCCTCTTCGACATTTTCATGATCACGATCACAAGTGGTCTGTGGCTTATCTGGATCTTCGTTAGGGAGATGCGTCGGCGATGAGCCTCATTGTTTCCGCTGCGGATATTCTTGCCCAGATCGGAGACGATGATGAAGGGGAGCCTGCGCAAGAGCTTACCTTTGCCCGTAAGTGGATTAAGAACTCCATGGGGAAGACTCTTCGAGTAAAATCGAGGGTTCTTCCCCGTGGAGGGAACACTAATGGGTACACCATCGAGATCACGATCCCCAAGGTTCGTAATCGAGCGACAATCGACCGAATGAATGAAGATCTTTGCGATTTTCTAGACGCACTGATCGACGAGTACAACATTCCGAAAAGGATTCGAAAATGAGCACCTCTTTCTACATCGCAAGCGCAAACAGTCTGTCCGATGCGGACGAGAAGTTGTACATGGATAACAAGCGCCCGAAGATCGTTATTACCGCGATCGATCCGGCAGACGGCACGGGCACCTGTATCCGCAACGCCACACCACTTCCGACCCAGAGCGGCGAGTTTCGATTCGCGGACGAAGGCGGGCAGGTCTTCCGTTATCCTAAGGACGAGTGGGTCATGTTCCGCTTTCGGGCGAATAACGATATTCTCCTGGTTCCTAAGGAGTGTCACAAGGTCACAAACCGACTTCCGAAGGAGACGAAGTGAGTCTGTACAACCCCGACGACTTAAAGGTTGTCGACACCGAAGACGGCGGAGTGGATATCGTGTTCCACCTCACCCAAGGAAGCCTAGAACGTATCGACTTCGTCAAGATCGTTCAGCTATATGCCGGAATGATTCAGGAAGGAATTAACGCCACGAGGTCTTACGCGTCTCAGGTTCTCGCTAAGAAGAAGGACGCCGATGAGTCTGCTTGAGGAAATTGACAAGTGCATGACCAAGATGACCGAGCACAAGAACGCAGCTCGGCATCTCATGCAGATGGCTCTCGAGGAACGAAACCAGTCCTCGATCTGGGAGAAGCAAGCCGAAGAGCTTCTCAAGAAGTTGGAGACACTAGAAGCGAACGGAGAGATCGATGAGTGACAACGACAAGAAGACACCCTTTCAGATCCTACAGTCCGGTAACGACGAGGTGATGCCCGCCACGATCCTCGAGAAGCTCGAGCCTGAAGAGATCGATCGCCTGTTGTCGTATGCTCAGGATCCTCGAGAATACGTGACCGCGCACTGATATTCGCGACAGAAACATGGGGCATAGTGACCACCACAGAAAGGACGCCTCATGTTCACCATCGAACCGGGCGGCATCACCGATGTTTGTGTTGCCATTTTCGTTTTCTCGCTAATCTTTGCGATTGTCTGCCTCTCCAGGCTGGCCGTCGTTCTATGGCGTTGGAGCGAAGAGCCAACCGAAGATCGGGGTGCCGCCCATCGACCCACCATGACTACCCACTGATTCAGATCAGATTCTATCCGCAACACAGCGGATAGGGTCTTCCTAAGAAAGGACACCACTATGCGTAAGATGCTCGTCACGACCGGCGAGAGCCGCATCGTATGCGTTATTTCTCCCGATGAGACTTTTGGAGAGATGACCGTTACTATGAACTTCGAGCCCGGCAAGACGATTGAGGAGAAGAAGGCTATCATGGACAAGCTGGACGAGGCTGTCGCCGAGATCATTAAGGAGAACAACTGATGAACGCTGTCGATATCCTGGATGGTAAGAATCTCACGATTCGAAGATTCAACATCTCCACTGAAAGCCGACGATCAACCATGAAGGACAGCGCGCCTTCCGCGGATATTTTCGTCCACGTCGACTTCTGGCGGAATGTCGAGCCTACGAAGCAAGCCGAGATTCTCAACGAGATTGAGGACGCAATCACGAATGTGCTCGAAGAGCGACGATGACTGTGTCGGGCCTCTCAAGTTAGGGGCCCGATATAAGTCTTCCCGAATGAAGCAAATCCAAATCACCCTAGAGAAGATCAACAGAACAGCCGAAGCAGTTCTTGACGAGGAAGATACTCGAATGAATGCTTTGGCCTTGTTGAAGGCATCATATTGGATGGCGCATCTTTCTTCAGGGATCGCAGAACACGTCAGACTACAACCACAGGAGTACCCAAATGAACGACGTCACACTTCGTAATGTCCGAATCATCTTCCGCAACTTCGCCGGAGCCCCCACTAAGTTCAACCCGTCCGGAGGAAAGCGGACATTCTCTGTTCTCCTCAATCAGAACGAGGCGGACGAGCTCAGCGGAATGGGATTCAACATCAAGGCTCTCAAGCAGCGAGACCCTGACGAGGATCCGGCGTTCCATCTTCCCGTGGAGGTTTCCTACCGGGTCAAGCCTCCGCGCATCATCTTCATCTCTAACCAGGGGCGCAAGCGGACGGTTATTGATGAGGACACAGTCAACCTCATTGACTACACCGATATCGAGAAGATCGATTTGACCATCAACCCTTACGAGTGGGAGATGGAGAACGCTCGAGGTGTGAAGGCATACCTCAAGACGATGTATATCACCATTCGCGAGGACGAGCTCGATATCGAGTACAACCAGGACTTCGGACCGGAAGTTCCTGACGACTACGAGGAGTAATAGACTTCTCGTATTTTCCGGGGAGGGGCTCTCAGATTCGAAGATCTGAGAGCCTCTCCCTTGCCCAACTTTAAGGAGCCACCATGAAGACTGTAAACGACATCCCAGAACTCTTTGACACGCAGGATTCCAACGACAAGCGCATTCTTATCAACATCCCCGACGAGTCTCGACCGTTTATTCTGCTGGACTACAACCACGGTTTCGACTGGACCATCGAGCAGTACGACGGCGAGATCGAGCTGACTCTTCTCGACCGTGACACACGAACAGTAATCCGGCGATCATATCCTGATTACCAACAGATCGTTACGGACGGTCAGAACATCATGGTTCTCTCAAATCGGACTACAGATCGTCTTGAGCGATATCGTAGGGAGGCAGCTGTCGACGGGGTCGTCATGCAGTTCAAACGAGCCAATGGACTCGGGAACTACACCTGGTCCGATATTCGCTGTATCGACGAAGACCACTCCATCGCGGTTATCGAGGCGTGTGAGAGCCATTCGAACGACCTGCATATCATCGTAGTCACCTCAGAGACGAAGATTATCCCGCAAGACGAACCGCATACTTATCTGCTTGAGGGCGAGTACTTCGTCAATAAGACAACCCTTAAAGCGCCACTACACTGAGGAGCAGACCAATGACCATGTATACCGGAACCGAGGCCCTCCGCGATTTCTGGTTGGAACTCGGCGTTCGCATGATTAAAGAGAATCGTCTGTTCTATATTCGATTCGAAAACGCCGAACGAACATTCCTCGCATACCGAATTAACTCTACGAAGGAGCGAGTATACCTCGATTGTGCGTGCTGGGAGGATCAGATTCCGATCCATTATCTTTTCATTTTCGAGCACGATGAGATTGTTGTTCGGACAGGATTCAAGGACTCTAGCGGGCGCGAGCTCGTGCTTATTGACACAGGGAGCAACAATGGCTGAGTATCTCGTCACCAAACAGGACGTCATCAACTATGTGAAGAAGTTGGAAGAAGGCTCTAAGGCTTGCACTAACTATTTCATCAAGGACTCCAACGAAGACAAGATCTATATGATCTACAATGTCAGTACGGACGAACACGGGGTTCGGCTCACCGGCGTAGATGTTGAAGATCTCGGCATCGAGCATCGGACTCTTCTATATGACTACGAGAAGATCAAGGTCACTAAAGCTGAGCCGGATTATGCGGGTCGGATGATTATCACCATCGACGAGGAGCTTCGAGTTACATCGGGGGAGCTTCCGTTCATATTCGACACGTATGCGGGATTGAACCGGCGGATCGAAGTCGTTCTGGATGACGAGTCATATTACGTGACCGGAGTTCGGGAGTTCTCTGGGCCGACTCCGTATATTATCGTATTGGAGCTTCTTCGAAAGAAGGACGGTCTCGTCAAGGATTTCACTTCGAGGCGGAACATGCTCTGGTCTCGCGATTCCCAAAATTACCACAAATTCACAGCGACGAAGGATGTACTGTAATGATCGACAACATTTTCACCACCATCAAGGATGATCTCGACAACTACTGGTACCCTCGAATTCTTGGCGTGTATGCTCGTGAGGAGCCTTTCGTCGTTACGGACGTTGATCTCGATCGGACACCGGCGGGCGACGATATCGTGATGTTCCACGGACTTTTCGTGAACGAGACCATTCGCCGAGAGGTGGGAATCTACCCAGAGGACTTCACGCTCGAGCCTAGCGGGCGTTGTGGATCTAAGACGTATCGTATCGCTAAGATCGATAAAGGTCCCGAGATCGTCAAGATGTCGGACGCTATCAAGCGATGGGGTGAACTCTCCGCGTCCGGCGAGAAGTTCGAGATCTCCATCAATATTGATGGTAACGAGACATTCCATGCCCATGACTACTACTGGGACGGTTCGTCTGACTGGGTTGTTCTGAAGGGACACAACGATATCCGTGACGAGCACTTCATGTACATCCCAGGCACCACGGAAGCCAAGGTCTACGACGATAACGGTGTGTACGTTGTAGACTTCGACCAGATCTTCACACACTGACCGCCAAAGGAGCACAACCATGAACACCACCTACCCCCTCGTGAACGGCGAGCTCGTTCTCTCAAGCTGGTACTCGGCTTCAGGTCTTTGCCCGTCGATCGGGGACTACGGCAACATCTACGACTCCATCAAGACCATCGCCATGACCGAGACGGCGTGGTACTTCCTGGACGAGGACCGCAATATACACATGCGGCTTTCTCACGAGCACTGGAGGAAGTACGAGCACGACGGTCGTTTTCACTTCATGTCACTCAAGGCCCGTGAGACCGCGGTGAAGGAAGTGTGCGACGCCATTTCCTCGTTCGACACGAAGGATATCCAAGTTGTACTGAACCACATCAAGGATCGTCTGGAGGTCATCGATGCCGAACTCGACCGATGAGAGCATGCAAGAGGTACACAACTACCTCTTGACAACCGCCGAGAAATACATCCGACACGACATTCGATACAGCGAGGTAACCCTAATGTCTGATTCACCATTTTCTCTCCGAAACTACAACGCCACTGGCTGGACCTTCACCTGGTACTCTCCAGAAGGGGAGCGAAAGTGGGAGATCGAGGATCTCTTCATCGATGACGAGTGTGTCTACATCGGACCCAAGGCAGACGGAGTCAAGCTGATCACCATCAAGAAGAAGCGCGTGAAGCTCCGGATCAACTGGGGTAGGCGGACCATCACCTACCAGGGCGCTGCGGACGGATTCGACACGTGGGGCGAGGACAATGGGTGACCGCAACAGTGAAGAAGTTCTCAAGGAGATGCAGAGCGATTTCCTTAAGTACGATCTTCGGTACTGCATCGTGGAGCTCTATACTGCTGAGGATCTCCCGCCGCTCTACACCTATATATCTCAAGGGGTTCCGGTATTCTGGAAGACTACAGACCCTGATGGTTCAATCACGCACCATATGAGGGTTTATGACATCAACCAGAATCGCAACACCCAGTTGAGCTGGAAGAATGGTGTGATGAAGTGGGATCTGTCCAGAGTTCGACTCACCAGACATGACCCTAAGGAGATGATGGTTGGTGTCGCACAATGAGAGGGCGCTTCTGGGTGAACTTCTACTTACAGATCGCATCCGCTCTTATCGAGAGCCTCGAAGCAATCGCAAGTGGATTTTTCGCATTCTTGGATCTGTTGGCGGCGGGGGTATGTGCTCTGAACCGATTCTCACGAAGAGTGGGTTCATCAAGTTCACAGCACGCTGCCTCTGCTCTGAGATCATGACGCGACAGGACAACCCCCTTCTCGAGGTTGACTACGCCGCACGTGTTATTCGGCTGCACGAGTACGACAAGGACCATCCTTGGTACAGTGCCGCAACTCTGGGGAACAGCGCAGTATACTACCGTTCGACCCTGATCGCCGACGAAGGTAACTTCCCGGCTGCCTGATCACTATCAGGGAGGCTCTTGGATCATATCGGTCTAAGAGCCTCCCCACACCCATTATATTTCACGAAAGGACCACCATGTTTATCAACCACGACATCTGCGACCGCTATTTTCCCGAGTATGACATGGTCGGGCGCTGGATCGGAAACCTCGTCAACCATCCGGATTACTACATCTCAGAGGAGGGGCGTGTCATCCGTTATCGTAAGTCGACGGGTAACTCATATCTCCGGGCGCTCTGTGTGGGTCAAAGTGGGTACTACACGACGAATATCCGGGAATTAGAGACTGGTAGGAACCGGATGTTCTACAACCACATTCTGGTATACAAGGCGTTCGTAGGTGACTATGACCCGTCAACGCATAATCTCTGGTTCATCGACGGAGACCCGCTCAACCCTCGTCTCGATAACCTTGAGTTGATCACTCGTTCCGAGAAGGGTAAGCGAGTCGATTACATGAAGCGAGACATCGACTGGTCGACCATCGTTGACGAATTCGGAGCACTGGTATGAGCATCCCGGGAAGGATCTATAATGCAGCTACGGCCGCATCAGCGAGAGGCTTTGCAGAAACTATCGAGCGGCAAGGTTTTATGCGGGTCAGTTGGCTCGGGGAAGAGTCTGACGGCGGTGGTCTACTGGTATACGACGATCTGCGGGGGTGGTGTGAACCCTTTGAGAGCCAGACGGACGCATATCCCGTGCTATGTGATCACGACTGCGAAGAAACGGAACGACCGTGAGTGGGATCTTGAGTTCGCTCGGGTCGGAGTAGATAGGGGTGAGGAGAATGGAGATGTCCATGTCCTTGCCTGGAATGAGATCCACAAGGTGGAGAATGTCACCGACGCGTTCTTCATATTCGACGAACAGCGAGCGAGCGGATCCGGAAAGTGGGCTCGAACATTTATCAAGATTGCTCGGAGAAACCGATGGATCATGTTATCCGCGACTCCTGGAGATGTATGGCTCGACTATATCCCGCTGTTTGTCGCAAATGGTTTCTACAGGAACCGAACCGAGTTCCTCAGACGCCACGTTGTGTTTAACAACTTCGCCAAGTTCCCCCAGGTCCAACGATATCTTGATACGGGGGTTCTTGATCGTCGCAGACGGCAGATCCTGGTGGACATGCCTGTCGCTAGACACACCGAGCGTGTGAGACATGATATCCGAGTAGACTACGATAAGGAGCCATATGAGCAAGCCCTCAAGACCAGATTCAACCCCTACACCGATGAACCAGTACCCAACGCTGGTGCACTCTGCTACCTGCTCCGGAGACTTGTCAACGATAATCGCCGAAAGTATCATGCTGTTCTCGGCATTCTCGAAAGGCACCCCAGACTGGTGGTCTTCTACAACTTCGACTACGAACTTGATATCCTGCGAGGACTTGAGGAAGAGGGTTACCGGATTGCTGAGTACAACGGACACCGGCATGACCCCTTGCCTGAAGGATCCAACTGGGTCTATCTAGTCCAATACACATCTGGCGCCGAAGGATGGAATTGTGTCACGACAGACACGATGGTATTCTTCTCTCTGAACTATTCTTACCGAACTATGGAGCAGGCAGAGGGTCGAATTGATCGACTCAACACGCCATATTCTCGGCTGAACTACTATCGTCTGATGACGGATTCTCCGATCGACAAGGCGATTCTGGCAGCCATTTATCGGAAGAAGAAGTTCAACGAACGGGCTTTTGTGGACGCCTTGTAGCGTCTTTGAGAGTCTGTTTGGGCTGTGCGGACGCCCATACTGCCCAGGATTCTGTACCATTTTTGGTGGTACAAAGTGGTACAAGCGTGGAAAAAAGTGGTACAAACCGCTTCAAACGCCATCACTGGACCCTGGGTAGTATGGGCATTGTACCATTTTTGTACCATTTTTGTACGTTTGCCATCATTGCCCCTGAAACGTTGCAATTCCAACGAAAAGTGGTAATCTTGTACCATTTTACCACTTTTTTCTCTATTAATGGTTGAAAGTAAAAAATTAAAGAAATAAAAAAGAAGTACGATATTTTTTGGTACAATGGTACAAATACATCAGTGCCCCCTTGTAGGAAACTTCGCATATAATGAATAGAAGGGGTAAAATGGGGCTAAACCGCTCTTTTACCGTGCGCCGTTTTTGCTACCACGGCGTTTAAGGCTTTCTTGTCCTTTCGGCCTCTCGGTATCAGGGTAGAGATTATGGGGATGGTCCGCGTTTAGTGACCCTTTGCCCCTTCTATGTAAGTCTTATGCGAAAGGACATCGCGAATGGCTCGAGAGAGCATATTTCAAAAAGGTTTGATTCGAGAGATCAAACAGCGACTTCCGGGATGTCTGGTTCTGAAGAATGATCCGAACCATATTCAAGGCATACCCGATCTCACGGTTCTGTACCAAAACCGTTGGGCCTTTCTTGAAGTCAAGAAGTCGGCTAGTGAACCACATCAGCCCAATCAAGACTACTACATCAAGAAAGCGAACGCCGTAGCATTCGGCGCGTTCATATTCCCGGAGAACAAGGAGCACGTTCTTCATGAACTGGAACAAACACTTAACCCTGGAGGGAGCGCACGCATTCCTTAGTGCGTCCAAATATTCATGGTTGAACTACGACGACGAGAAGCTTCTCAGTACATTTGCGACTGCGCAAGCCGCTGCGCATGGTACGCGTTTGCATGCGCTCGCTGCGGAGCATATTCGACTCCGAATGAGGATGCCTCGGAACAAGGCGACCTTTAATGCGTATGTGAACGACGCCATCGGATTCAAGATGGACCCTGAAGTGGTTCTCTTTTATTCGATCAACGCGTTCGGTACCGCAGATGCTATTTCCTTCGATGACCGTAAAGGCTTCCTGAGAATTCATGACCTGAAGACAGGAAGCGGTCGAGTCAAGATGGACCAACTGATGGTCTACGCCGCACTGTTCTGCCTCGAGTATGGTGAGAAGCCCGCGTCTCTGGATTACGAACTTCGTATCTACCAGAACGACGATGTCCAGATCTATATTCCAGAGATGGATGACATCTCGCACATCATGTCCCGGATCGTGCATTTCGACAAGCTGATAGAGAAGGCTAAGGAGGAATCGTGATATTCTCAGAAGAAGACCATGACGACTACCTGGCCCACTACGGCATGCCTCGTAGGTCTGGGCGATATCCTTGGGGTTCGGGAAAAGAGCCATATCAGTCCGCCCACGGCTTCAAGGGACAGGTCGAGGCGCTTCGTAAACAGGGGATGAGTCAGGCTCAAATCGCTAAGGCGATGGGGCTCACTACGACTCAGCTTCGAGCGCATATTACGAATGCCAATGCTGAACTCAAGGCCGATAAGGTTCACCGCGCTCTGGAGCTGAAGCAGAAGGGTTTATCCACTTCCGCTATTGGTCGTGAGATGGGGCTTAATGAGAGTTCTGTTCGAGAGCTCCTTAAGCCTGACGCTCTTGCCCGCAAGGACAAGATCTCTAAGGCTGCTGATATTCTTCGTGAGGACGCCGACAACCGAAAGTATATTGACTTCGGAACCGGTGTCGAGCTTAATCTTGGTGTATCCAACGAACAGCTTAAAGCTGCCGTCGAGATGCTCAAGGAAGAGGGCTACGAGACTCACGACGTATATTTGAAGCAGGCGGGCACTGACCGATACACCAACATCCGCGTCCTGACTCCTCCTGGAGTACCTAAATCTGAGGTGGTGAAGAACCTTGACAAGATTCGTACTCCTGGCGTTGTCGTCAATGATGGGGATATCACTACTGGTATTCGCAAGCCTACTAACCTCGACTCGAAACGGCTCGAGGTTAAGTATGGTCCGGACGGTGGTAGCGACATGGATGGTGTTATTGAGCTCCGCCGCGGTGTTCCTGACCTTGATCTGGGTCGTAGCAGCTATGCTCAGGTCCGTGTTGCAGTGGATGGCAGCCATTATCTAAAGGGTATGGCTATGTATTCCGATGATCTTCCTAAAGGTGTTGATGTTCGATTCAATACCAATAAGAAGAACACCGGAAATAAGCTCGACGCCCTCAAACCTCTGAAATCCGACCCCGATAATCCATTTGGTGCGACTATTCGTCGTCAGATGGAGTACACGGGCAAAGATGGAAAGAAGCATCTGTCGCCGCTTAACCTCGTCAACGACGAAGGCTCTTGGGATTCTTGGAGTAAGTCTCTGGCCTCCCAGTTTCTCTCCAAACAGAGTCTCGACATGGCTAAGCGCCAGCTCGGCATTACTCGTAAGAAGTACGAAGACGATTTGCAAGAGATTCTGTCTCTTACGAACCCCGTCATCAAGCGAAAGCTTCTTGAGAAGTTTGCAGAGACTGTTGATTCCGCTTCCGTGCATTTGAAAGCTGCCGCTCTTCCGCGCCAGGCTGCTCAGGTTCTCCTCCCGCTTAAGAATATTAAGCCTAACGAGATCTACGCCCCCAACTTCAAGCATGGGGAGCGAGTGGCGCTGGTTCGATATCCGCATGGTGGTACTTTCGAGATCCCTGAGTTGGTCGTCAACAACAAGTTCAAGGACGGCCAGCGGCTCATCACACCTAAGGCTAAAGATGCGGTTGGTATTCACCCATCTGTTGCCGAGCGTTTGTCAGGAGCAGACTTCGATGGGGATAACGCAGTAGTCATTCCTCTCGGTGGAACCACTAAAGTTAAGACCACACCAACTCTTCGTGGCCTTAAAGGTTTCGATCCTAAGACTGCATATCCTGCGGTTCCGGGTATGAAGCGTATGACCAATACGCAGACCGAGATGGGCAAGATTAGTAATCTGATTACTGATATGACCCTCCACGATGCTAAGCCTTCGGAGATTGCCCGAGCGGTTCGCCACTCCATGGTAGTCATCGACGCCGAGAAGCACGGATTGAATTATGTTCAGTCGGAGAAAGATAATGGTATTTCCCAGCTAAAGAAGAAATACCAAAATGGGGGTGGAGCTTCTACCCTTATCTCTCTCGCCAAGTCCAAGGCATATGTTCCTGAACGTAAACTACGCCGGGCTTCTGAAGGGGGTCATATAGATCCCAACACTGGTGAACTCATTTATAAGGAGACTGGTAGGTATTATACCAAGACCCTTAAGAATGGAACCACCAAGAAGGTTTATTATCAGACCAAGACAAATAAAATGAGTACGGTTAAGAACGCCCACTCATTATCTTCTGGTACTGATATGGAAGCTTTATATGCCGACCATGCTAATAAGCTGAAGGCCATGGCTAATAAAGCTAGACTGCAATCTATTCGTCAGCCATCTCTGGTAAAGAACCCCCGTGCCGCTAAAGAGTACGCCCCTGAGGTTTCATCCCTACGGGCTAAACTTAATACCGCCCTTAAGAACAAGCCCCTAGAGCGCCAGGCTCAGGCGGTTGCTAAGGGTGTGGTGGACGCCAAGCGGGCCTCGAATCCAGACATTGACGATGATGAGATTGCAAAGCTTGAATCGATGGCGTTGAAGACTGCTCGTCACAGACTTGGCGCGGACAAGGCCGGTAGTCGGGTAACACCAACTGCTCGAGAGTGGGAAGCAATCCAGAAGGGTGCTGTCTCAAACCACTTCCTCGAACAGATAGTAGCCAACGCAGACATCGAGTACATCAGGCAGCTGGCAACACCTCGAACTCAACGAGGACTGACAGACTCTCAGGCTGCGCGAGCTGAGGCTATGTCAAGGAACGGTGCGACTACTGCTGAGATAGCAGAGGCACTCGGCGTGTCCACGTCCACTGTTCGTCGTGCGATCAACGAATGAACTCATCAGAAAGGAGAGAGCACACACCATGCTGGTAAGTAGGTTGACAACAACAGACAATCCTTACGACCCCTTTGATGAGTTTGATAAATGGTACCTCTGGGACATCCAACACGGGTACCATACCTCTGCCTACCTAGGTAGGGTGGCTAGGACGTCATCAGATCTTTCAGTTTTCGATGACAACTTAGCGAACGATCAAGCGATCGACGAAATTATTGAAATGAATTTGACCGGGGTATACCGTAAGGTGACCAGGGAGATTGAAATCTGATTTCATTTTGAAATTTCGTCAACCGGGGGGAGGGCTCGCAAAAAAGCACCGCCCCCTGTCATCGCCCGCCCCTCTACCGCATGCGAATCT